AATTAAGGAGAGATTTAGCGGTCTCTTCTTTTTTATAAATAAAAAACTCCCACATAGGAACGTATCCTGTACATCTAAGTACTGTGAGAGTATTGATGCTATAGTGAGAGGGCATATTGGATTTGCACCAATGACAATAGGATTTAAACCTGTGCTCTAGCTAACTGAGCTAATGCCCTATATGGTAAGACTTTTTTAAAGTAGAGTCTTAAACTACTGTGGTAATTTATTTCAATAAGGAGGAAGTTCTTATGAACTTCTATACTTTGCTACATGCTAACATACTAGCACATAAATTTTTACCTTACAATAACCCTATTTTTACCCCTTTTTTACCTTGTTTTTACCTTTCCTAAAATTCGATCAATCTTTGAGTTTTGAAATGTATCTCCAAAGCCTCTAGAATTCTATTTCTCATTCCATAAGTACTTTTTAGAGAAATATTAAGTACATCAGCTATTTCTTCATATGTCTTATTATCAAAGTATTTTAATTGGATAAATCCATAATCTTTATGGTCTTGAACCATACTTAAACATTCATCTATCCTGAAAATTATTTCTTCATACCTGCTAATATTATTAGAAATTCTTTGTTTTAATTCTTCTATCTGTTCTACTTCACTTTTAAATTCATAGTTTCCTCCACCTTGCCCTCCTGGTCCACATGATTTTTTTATTTGTGGATTTTTTAAATTTTCTATTTCTACTTCTATCCTTTTTTGATACTTTGGATAGTTTCTTAAGATTTCTTCCATTTTCCTAAAAATTATCTTTTGCTCCTGTGTTGCCATCTTAATTCACCTCTGTTATTATATTTTCTAAGATTTCCAACTTTATACCCTCTGAAGAATATATCTCTTGCATATACTTAGAAAATTCTATTTTCTTTGCTTCTAACTCATCTTCAGTCATACATTTTTCTTTAAATATGTGACTATTTATAATTCTTACCTGGTTTCCTTCTCTCACTCTTAATTCTTGTAAGTACTCAATCATTGTTTATCTCTCCAATACCCAATTTAACAAATCTATCTCTCTTTGTATTTTAAAAATACTTTTTAAATAATCAATTTTCATTTTATAATTAGTAGAATTTTCCATGATATTTTTTATTGGTTTTATATCATTTTCTAACTCTTTAATTTTTGATAAAATTTCTTCTTGTGTTTTCATTAATTCCACTCCTTTCCAATTCTTTTCATATTCTTTTGCCACTTTTCCCAGTAGCAATTAAGAATATCATCTTTTGTATAACCATATTTATTTACAAGTGATAAATAAAGTCCTAATGCTATATTATTATATCCACCTAAAAATTCTATTATAATTCCAGTTATCTTGACAGAATTTAATTTTAAATAATTTTCTGAATTATTAAATACATCACACCCATATTCAACCATTGTATCTTTTTTATCAAAAGTATTATATAATTGTGCAATAAAGAATAATATATCTGTCAGTTCTTCTAATTCATTTTGTTTGTTATAAGGTTTGGTTTTCCAAGTTTTATGACTGTCTTTTGTTTCTTCATTAAACTCTATGCACTCAGCTATTAAAGATAATTTAATATCTTCAAGTGTTCTTTCTCTGGAACTGTGTATACTTTCATCTAAATGCTTTTGAAGATTTAATATATCCTCAAAAGTTTCTGGTCTTTTAAATTCCATTATCTCACTTCCTCATAAGTTGATTCAAAAACATCTTTTTTTACTTTGTAAAATTCTCCATCTTGTCCCTTGACAACATAATCTCCAAGCTCAACAGTTACTAATGTTTTTCCATAAACATCTAAATCAAACCTTTTAAAACTTTCAATTTCTTCTATCAAAAAATCAATATCTTTATTCTTATTTTCATACTTATTATTTTCATTAATCCATTCCAAAATTTCTCTTGTGTTATTTTCTGTGTATTGCATTGCTTCTATTAAAGCTATTTTTCTATATTTCTTAATCATAACTACTCCTCCTTCATAAATACCAACCAATGTGTCTTAGCCCTCTTATTTCCAAAAAGAGCTTTAACATTAGTCAATTTTAATATTTCACTAAGTTTAATTTGTTCCTCATTCCATTTAAAAATCAATACCCCATTAGTTTCAAGAACTCTAAAACATTCTTTAAAACCTTGCTTTATATCATCTTTCCAATTGCTACCTAGTTGCCCATACTTTTTAGCCAACCAGCTTTTCTCTCCAACTTTTATTAGATGTGGAGGGTCAAAAATTACTAGCTTGAATGTTTTATCTGGAAAAGGTATATTTCTAAAATCTGCAACAAGGTCAGGCTTTATTATTAGTTTTCTTCCATCACAGAGAGTATCTTCAAGCTCTCTATTATCCATATAAACTGTGTCAGTTCTGTTTTTCTGAAACCAAAACATCTTACTACCACAGCATACATCAAGAATTTTTTTAGTCATCTTCCTCCCAATCAGCAACTCTTTTAAGTTCTTCCAGTCTTCTATATCTTATGTGTTCATCACAACCACAAAAATATTTTATAACTTCTTCCTCCTCTTGAGTTCCATCTATAGCATATCCATTCTTATCTATATCCACTAATCCTGTATAATACCCTTGTATTTTTTCACCACACTTTTTACACTTCCACATTTTCATCACTCCATTTTTAATTATTTAAGCCTTTCCATTTTTCTATTTCTTCATCTGTTTTTAAAACTTTATAATTTGTTTCAATAGTTTCCCACAACCATTCTTTAAATAAATCATCTAGTTTATTCTCATCTCCTATAATTTCTTTTGCTTCTTCTTCTGAATAATCATAATCATCAACTAAATCTATAACTTCTGCATTTTTACAAAAAGCATTAGCATTACTATTTACTAAAAAACCAACTTTATATTTACTCATTATTTTCTCCTCCTAATTAAATTTTTTTAATTTCTCCTAAAACCCATTTTAAAATGATTGTCTCCCTTTTTAACTCTTGGATAATTATCTTATTTTTTAAAGAAGTTTCTAAAAATTTAATGTTTTCTTCATACTCTTTTAATTTATCTCTTATTTCAGTTTCTGTTCTCATTCTTTAATCTCTCCTGCTCTTACCTTAGCCCAAAACTCATCTAATTTTTCTTTTACTTTTTCTGCTTCTTCTAAAGTTTTAAAGTAATTTCCCCACTCATATCTCCTTTGATCTTCTGGGAAATAGTTATCTGTAGTTTCTGAAATTTCACTATCTCCAAATATACTGAAATATTTATCACTTCTTTTGCCTCTCCATCTCTTAGGTATTCCATATTTTTCATTCACATAATCAACAAATTCTTTTATTTCTTTAATTTTTTCTTGAGTGTAACAATAAATGCTTTTATTTGAAATAATAATATCATCGCCTAAAAACAATACACGTTCTTCACTATTGTATGGGCTTTCTTCCCTACTACAATTATATTTTTCAACATCTTCTTTATAAAAACCATCTGAAAAAAAATTATTATTAATGTTTTTAATTCTTACTGCAACTTCATCAAATACTTCTTGATACTCTATCTCTAAAACCTTTTCTTTTTCCATTAATCCTCAACACCTTTCAAATATTGATTGATCATAATTCTAGTTCTTTTAACAGCACTTTTATTTATATCTACTTTTGAAAATACCCTTTTTTAGAAGTTTCTTTTAATTCTTCCAGTAATTCAAAACATTTATTAATAGCAATATCTAATTTTTCTCTATCTGTCATAACTGTCCCTCCAATCTTAAAACACTGTCATCAATTTCTCTCAACCACATAGTTTTAAAATCTTTAAAAGCCTTAACTACATCAGTTATCATAGATTTCAGAACTACTCCTATCATGTTTCTTTTATGAAAGTTAATTGTTCCAAACATCATAATTACTAGAAACATAGTTCTAAGAAGCTCTAAATTATCGCCAGTTTCTTTGTGCTCACATTCTGCAAATACTTCATCTAAGACTTTTAAGATTTCTTTTTCTGCATTATAGTTTATATTCTTTTTGAACTTATCTACAATCTTGTCAGATGCTTTTATAGTCCTAGTTAGAATAGCTTTGTAATATCTATTTAGAACCATACCCTCTTTATCCCAAAGTTCTCTATTAATTTTCAAATATTTATTAATTAAGTACATAAGTGTAATTCCTTGCATATCTCCATCTTTGTGAGTAATTCTTATCTTTTGCATAGTTTACTCCTTATATTCTTTTATAAAATCATTCAAAATATCTCTAGCCACTTCATAATTTTCACTAAAAATATTTCTGAAAATACTATCTAATTCAAAAGCATTCTTAATATTTAAGTCCTTAGCTATTCCAGAGATAATTTGACTCCACTTAACCCCTAAATCTTTGAATAATACATTAGGGTTAGAGTATTTGATAATTTCATATTTGTCTGCATCATCTCTTTCTATTACCCATTCTAAATACTTAGCTGCTTTTTTATAATCTTCCTTACCATTTTTCTTTTCTGCTCTTATTAAGTATTTAAGAATATTCCCTAAGCAGAAAGCTACAAAGCCTTTTAATCCCAATACTCTTTTAATTATTTCTATACTTTCAACACCACAACCAAGTTTATAGTGATTTGGATTATTTATATTGTCTATATTTTTATTTTCCATTTACTCCTCCTATTTTGTTTTTATAAAAAGTGCTATATTTTTTTCTAAGTGCTAGATAAGGGTGGGATTAAGTGTTTAATTATTTTTTGTTTTCCATTGGTATTAAAAAAAAAGTGCCCCAAGTGCTAGATTTTCACTCTATATCTTTTTTTTCTTATTATATATATATTATTATTATTATTTTTAATAAAAAATATATAAATAATGTA